GTGTGGACTTGCCAGGAACACCACGATCAGATTACTGATCTGCTAGCCCAAGGGATGACGAGAGCGGCGCAAGCTATGGTCCGCGATGTTCACCCTAAAAAGGGTAACGCTTGCCGAGAGTGTTCCCGCTTGTGGGCCGATACCCCGCCAATGAATAGATAGTCCGAAACGCCGCGAGGCGTCTAGCCGTTAGGCGGCTACCGATGAGGACAACTACTACCGAAAGGATCGATTAGTGAATTGGGAAACACAGATAGGACTCTGTCCTAATTGTAACGGCTTAATTACACCCCGCGATTTTATTAACGATACCCACCAATGCGAACAGAAAAGAGATAACAAGTAATGAGCACACAGACAGAAATCCGCACAGAGCAGGAAAAAGCCTGCGAACACTTGCGCGAGCTATTCGCGGGAGATTACACCCCCGAAATCCGCACAGTAATCCGCCACGTAACCTCTAGCGGAATGAGCCGCGATATATCGCTCTTTTACGTAAAGGAAAACCAAATAGTAAACATCACTTACTACGCAGGCTTAGCCCTTGGATGGCGTCTTGTCGATCGTAATGGCAGCAGAGCTGTACGCGTAGGCGGCTGCGGAATGGATATGGGTTTCCATCTTGTCTACACACTCTCCCGAACACTTTACAAGTCCACAGACGGGGCAGACACCGGCTACTTTCTAAAGCAGAGTTGGCTCTAATGAAACTTACGCGCCAAGGCCGCAGAGTCCGCGCCCTTGCTATCGTGGCGGCCCTTGGGCTGCTCTGGTGGATCAGTGGCAACATATGGTGGACCGGCACAGAATGGTGTATCGGATCGATCACAGAGTGCGTAAAGCTCTAGTATCGTACGGCTCTCGCCCGCTTTAGGGCGGGCGGGGGCAGTCTGCTACTAGGCAGAAATAAGAGAAAGAGGGCAAGCAAGTGAGAGAAATAAAATCGCCAACAATTCTAGAGTGGCAAGAGAGTGATCACGAAAGGATTAATCTGCCCTATTGGGAGAGCACTAACGGCGGACAGTATTACATTTTTAGAGCTGATAACATATTCATCGCGGGAAAGAGAGCCTATGGCCGCGAACAGGATTTTGATGAAATCTTTACATCGCTAGCCGATGCGATAAACTACTGCCAGGGATACGAGAGTTCTCAAAACATAATCGTAGCTAGTTAGTAACGGCATAGTAAGGTAGTACGCTACCCGCGCTTACTCTCTCCTCTCGGTAGGGGGAGAGGGTGAGTGCGAGAGGTAGATTACCTCACACGAATAAAAGAGAGTAAGAGGGCAACGACAATGAGTACATTAAGTGCCATAAGTACAGAGGCAAGAGAGTGCGAATTATGCGGATCTGATAGCTGGCGCATACTACACGCGGGAGATGAGAGTAACTGCGAGTGTGAGGGAGAGTGTTTGCGTGTGTGCGATAACCCGTTGCTAGAGGACGGGTGTGACGGAGTAGCAATTCTAATTGAGGGAGAGTGCGATAAGTGCGAGGATACTTACGAGCTATCCGATAGGACTAATCGGTGCGGTGAGTGCGGTAATTGTAATAACTGTTGTACACACGAAAGGGAGAGTGCGTAATGGCTATGTGGGACGATCCCGAAATGGTCAAGTGCCTTTCGTGTAACAGAGAATTTGATCGCAATAATTACGTATCTTACACTTGCGCAAATTGCGAGAGTGGTGTGGTAGAGAGGATAGACGAATGACCGAACCAACGAAAGAATATTGGCAGGCCAAGGCACAACTTTGCGAGAGAGTTGCTATAGATCAGCTATTAAATGCCGATAGCGCCGGAGCTATGCGTAACCTGGAGCGTATGGTGTATGCGCTTAGCCGTGTAGGTATTACGAACGAGAGAGAGGCAGAAGGCAATGAGTGAGGTAATAGCATTTCACCCCAAGACATCACCCCTATTCACCTTCTATGAGGTGGTGGATAGTCAGGGTATAGCAGAGTGGGGTGGCAGTGACCCCGTAGAGGCGGTCAAGTGGCTACGCCGTAGCCCTATCAACTCACGCCTATTGGTATCAGGGTGGGACGCAGAGGATGAGGACGCGATGCTCGTAGGTCAGCCTATGGACATTACTAAGATCGTATTTGCCACGTTAGCGGGAGTCCTATGATACTTGGGATAATCGTAGTAATGGTACTATTCTACCTGATTTTAGTGGTGGGAGATAAACTTAATGACTGATGAGCAGGAGACTAAGACGGTCAGTGGCAAGCAAGCTATTTCGTACCGTAATTACAGAAGAGCGAGAGATCGCGCACTGGTGAGGCTAACACACGCTTACCCCGACACGTACAGGCAACTGTTAGCAGAGGAGAACGCCTTTGATGAGGTTAATGGTAAGAAGTGGGTTGGTATTAGCGGTAGCACTAATCTTGTTGTGGGTATTCACACCCGCGCCAACGGTGCGGCTGGAATTATCGGAGCACAAGCCACTGATACCAGTGGTAAAGCACAAGGCAACGATGGAGGAGAAGCGTGAAAACATACGTGTATCGAAGCGTTACGCTTACATCTTATACAAGTGGGGAAAGCGTGAACAAGCCTGTCTTGTCGCCCTTTGGACCCGTGAGAGCAGGTTTGACCACTACGCAAAGAACCAACAAGGTTCATCAGCTTACGGAATTGCTCAACTACTTAGAGAAACAAGTCGAGATCCTAGAGAACAAATCCTTAAAGGTCTTATCTACATTTCTCACAGACACGACACACCTTGTCGAGCCAAAGCCTTCCACAACAGACATAACTGGTACTAAATGATTACCGGTGTATCACTATTCGCTGGCGTAGGTGGCTTTGACCTAGCTATGGAACGCCAAGGCGTGAAAGTTGTGGCCTCTGTTGAGATAGATAAACACTGCCAAGCAGTGTTGGAACGTAAGTTCCCTGATGCAAAACTATTTGATGATGTAACTACAGTGAAAGGAAGTGACTTAATTGGAGCAGGATTTAACCCAAGCAAAGGAATTATTGCAGGAGGATTTCCCTGCCAAGACCTCTCTGTCGCTGGCAAAAGGGCTGGTCTTGCTGGCGCACGAAGCGGGCTTTTCTGGGAAGCTGCAAGAATTGTGGAAGAAGCGCAAAGCGAATACTTCATCCTCGAAAACGTCCCTGGTTTGCTATCAAGTAACCAAGGAAGAGATTTTGGAGTCGTCCTCGGGACGATGGCCGACCTCGGGTATTCTGTCGGATGGCGTGTGCTTGATGCTCAATACTTCGGAGTTCCCCAGCGGAGGCGTCGTGTCTTCATCGTTGGCAGACGTTCTCTTGACTCAGGAAGTCCAGCAGAAATACTTTTTAAGTCCACGGGCCTGCGAGGGAATACTTCGCAGAGCAAACAAGAGGGGCAAGACACTGCCCCCAATGCTACAAGAGGCACTGGAAAAGCAGTCCTCGGTAGTGGAAAAGATATAGCAAACTGCATACCAGCTGAGTTGTATCATCACGGAACAGTTGTTAATCAAGACGCTAACAACGGACACGTAGTGATACAAGAGAGTTACACATCATCATCTTTTGCACAGTACAAAGAGGGTGTAGGTACTCTCCGTGCAAACGGAGGTGATCTTGGTGGCGGTAGCGAAACCCTTGTGGTTCACGAAGAGTAGGCGGGCGCAAAATGTTGACGACTACGAAACGTGGGTGGAAGGTGGAGTTATGCCTACACTGAACGCCTTTGATAATGGCGATATACGAAGCACTGTCATTATATTTTACGGCAATCGAGTAGACGATGTACGCCTACAAGGTGGAGTAATTAATACATTACAAGCACGTATGGGAACAGGTGGAAACAATATGCCAATGGTTGCTCACGCTATTCAAGGTACCGTGATAGGTCGCAGTGATACTGCTGGTCCAGCTGGTAAAGGGTATGGCGAGGCAGATGATCCAATGTTTACTATAGATACAGTAGGAGGTCACGCAGTGGCAACAGAGAATCAAGTACGCCGCCTCACACCGCTAGAGTGTGAGAGATTGCAAGGTTTTCCTGATGATTGGACTGCTAGTCAATCAGACTCAGCTAGATACAAGCAGATGGGAAACGCAGTGGCAGTACCAGTAGTAGAGTGGATAATTCAAGGGATAGTTGATACACTAATCTAGCCTCTCCGTTCCGAGAAGTAGAGCCACACTGTTACTTGCCTTCCAGTGTGGTTTTACTTTTTCTTAATCCAGTACTGAGTGTTAGCTACAACTAAATCGAACTCGTCCTTATGGCGTTCAGCAAAGAGGAGGATGCCAGCTTTAGGAGATTGAGAGGGAGGCAAGTCTGCGCCCCACGTGAGATCATCGAAGGCCATAATGCCACCGGACTTCAGCAGGGGCCAGCTTAACTCAGCATCGAGCAAGACACCTACTGTTGTATGGTCTGCGTCAATGTAGATAAAGTCATATTGACTCTTGTTAGCCCACTCATCTACAAGAAAGTTAGTGGTACTTCTCTGAACAATAGTTATGTTGTGCTTGTGTGCAATCTTCTTCTTGTATGTAGTAAAGACATCATCAAAGTCCATAGACTTATGCTCATCTTCATCGCTACCTTTCCACGTATCAACATCAGTAAGGCGTGAGCCTTGACCAGTGAGTATGTTCTCCAGTAACCACACACTGGCATCCCCTGTAAACGCACCGAGCTGAAGATACTTTAGATTAGGCAGACCAGTATCTTGTATCAGATACGTAGCAAAGTTATCTATTGCACTCTTAGCAAACCAATTAGGATAGTCAGCCACGTTAGCCTCCAGTTGAGTAGAATCCAGGTGCGTTAAACTTGATACCACCTACGCCATAGACACGATCCATAGGTGTATGGCAATCAAAGCAGATAGGTGCGTTAGCCTCAGCGTGGATACTACGTTCGATAGTGAGTTCACTCTTACACGTTTCACATTTGTAGTCATACATCATAACTGACCTTCAATCGAATCAAGTATCTCTTTACCTAAAGCATAAGGAACACGTGAGCGTTCTCTTGCTCCTTTGAGTCCTTGTGTACCAGTCTTAGCCCCACGTGGAGCGGCCTCGTGGCAAGGCATACCGTTCTTACACATAATACGTGGAGTCCAGTTAGGGACAATTCCCCACAAATCAGTAGGTTTCATACGACTATCACCATAAGTACAGTAACTAACAGTTGTGCGTGGTAGTCCTTGAACTACCGGTAACTTACGTAACATACCTCTAGGATTTTCAATTAACCATCCCTGAGTGGGATTAAGGTCAGCAATAAGTTTACGTGTATGTGCAACTAATTCTTGACTTGTCTTAGCTGCTTCAGTCTTTGGTTCATAGGCTCTCACACCACCGCCCCAATGATGTCCCATTGATGCAACACTAAATGCTGTGCAAGGTGGTGATGCCCATACAAAATCAGGCTGTCCATATTTATTTATTAAATCTTTTGCATTAAGATTAAACACGTCAACGTGTTCAGTTGCCTCAAAGAAATCATCCAACTCAAAGGTAATGACTGTATGACCAGCATCCTTGAAGGCTTGTGTTGAACTACCAGTTCCTGAAAAGAAATCAAATACTAACATTATAGTTTAATAGCCTCACTAATCTCCAAGTAACCAACAACCTTTGGTACCTTAGCCTTGTTCTCAAAGTCAGTAGTAGCTGGCATCAAGTGCGTTACCCACTCTGGCTCTGGTATATCGTTGAGGTCAAAGGAGTAGATACCAAGCGGAGTGGAGTTAATATAGAAGGGAAGAAGGTTAGATTGCACTGCTTGCTCTATCAGTTTGCGGTACTTCATCTGTTCGATAAGCAGGTCTGAGTAGTGTGTAACTCTGCACTTGAGTTCAATAAAGTGACCAGCCTTGTAACTGATACAGTCAAAGGTATCGTATGTGCCTTCACTCTTAACCAAGTCAGGGTAAATATCTACCTTCAGAAACTCAAAAAGTTCAGCCTCTTGCATTAAGTCTGTCCTCTGCAATTTTACAATACTCTTGACTTATCTCACTGCCAATATAGTTTCTTTTAGTTTCCATAGCAGCAAGAGCAGTCGTTCCAGAGCCTATAAATGGATCATAAACTATATCATTTATATTAGACCAAGAGTTTATATGGTCCAATATTAAAGCTTCAGGAAAAACTGCTGGATGTTCCGTATTGTTTTTTGCTACTGCTACTTCCCATATGTTATCTCGGTAACGTTCATCATTTATGTTAAATGTTTTTTTCTTTCTAACTTTCCCTGTTGTTTTTAGTTTAGCTGTGTAATCGTACAATTCACCAGCTCTTTTATTTTGTTGCATCAAAGGATTAAAAGTTTTAGGTTGTCCCTTAGATAGAATGAACATATACTCAAAGACATCAAAGTAACGCTTGTGCTTAAATTTTGGCATTGGGTTAGTCTTACGCCAAATCATTGTGTCGTGTAAGTTAAAACCTACATCCTTAAAACCTAGCGCTTGACGAAAAGATGTACCAGTTTCTGTCCCCTTAAGGGTTGAATCTCCTACTATCCATACAACAACTCCTCCTACTTTTGTTACTCGATAAAGTTCAGAAGCTACTGCGTCGAAGTCAAAAGAGTATCCGTTGTAAATACGAAGGTCGTCATAAGGAGGAGAAGTTACTGTTAGGTCTACATAATTATCAGACATTCTTGCCATAGTTACAAGACAATCTTCATTATAAATTATATTCATCTGAATGGTGATTCACCACCTAATTCAATGAGCAACTTACGCATCGCACTGTTACATCTGCGGTCAGCAGTTGAGATAGCACACTCTAGTATCTGACTTATCTGTGCAAGGGTTAGGTTCTCGTGATAACGGTAGGTAAGTACTGTTCTCTGGTTCTCTTTTAGTTTTAAGAAAGCGTTCTTAATATCAAATAACATAGCAAGCAGATTGCCACCTTCTGCTGGACTAGAAGACCCCTTCGGTTGTCCATCACGAATCATCTCTTGTGCCTGCTCTAACACTGTACCGTCTATGATGGATGCAATAACAAAGGGTAGAAGCTGAGCAACAGTTGCACTCTCATAGTAGGCCTCATCAGTAATGTGATAGCCAGCCTTAGCAGCTTTCTCTTTGCGTGCGTATCGCTCTGCTACACGCCTCATCTGCCACGCTATACGTTGTTCGTTATGCTTGCGTTCTTCAACATCTTCTATATTTAATTGGCTATTGATATATTCAGTGCGACTCATAGCCCACATCAAACACTCTTGCCTGACATCCTCTGCCTCAACGTATGACTTGAACCGCTGGACAATACTGTTTGCCATAGCAGGTACAAGATCATTGATGATTGGATGTATGTCGCTCATCGCATCACCACTAACGCAGAAGGAAATGGTGCAGAGTTCTTTGAACCACCAAACTTTAATCGTCCACGTAGAAATCTAACCTCGTGCATAATACAACTGTCGTGCCACCAAGAGGTATCAGTTCGAGCTGGTACTAGACATACAACTGTTGCACCACTGGCTGCTTCCTGATGAGCCTTAGCAACCCATTGCTTAATGACTCGTCCATACGGTGGGTTCAACCAAATAGTTTTATCTGTATCTTTATGCCACGCTCTAGCAAGTCCATCACGACGTGATGTGTCAGGATGATCCGGACCGTACCAGTTATTAGGTACAAGAGTGGATGCCTGTAAAGCTGCAGCATCTAAGCCAAAGTTAAACTCTTTGTTTATCTCATCAAAGAAATCTTTGGGTGTAGTCCACGTATCATCTAATGATGTACGCATACCAGTCGTAAAACCTTTTGTCACTCTTCAGGCCACGTTCCATCTAAGACCATCATTGCAATAGCGGAATAATTTAGAAGGTCAATGAAGCTATCACGCAGAGATTCATTGCTAGGGTTAACGTTAGAATCAATAAGGTTGTTAATTCGGGCGACCTTATCCCACATACGTACACGCAAACCATTAAGTGGTCCACCTGGACTA